GATGGATGCGCTTAACCGTCAGGAGCGCTTTGCGGTATGATTTTTCAGTCACGTCGTAGTCCAGTTACGGTTTTTCACGCCCAGTTACGGTTTTTCACGGCTTAGCCTTCGGCTTTGGCCGGTTTGTTGGCCGGTTCTTCGCAGCCATTTTTGCCTGCTTCTCCTTGGACTTAAGACCCATCTCGTTGGCCTGCATGTCCGCTTCTATGGCCGCTTGGTGCTTCTCATGCTCGGCGGCCAGTCCGGTTTCATGCTGATGCTGCTGGGCGGCTAAAGTCGTTTGATGCTTATGCATGTCCATTTGCATAGCGTCCTGATGCTCGCTCTGCTGGATTTGCATGTCGCTCTTTTTGTTCATTACGTCTTTGGCTAGATCGATGGCCGCCAACTTCTCATTAGACTGCCGATCTTCCTGCGAGTTGGCGTCCTTCAGAAGGATATCGCCCTTTTGCATGTCCGCCTTCTTGGCATTCGTGTGGGCGTCCATAAGCTGGGCTTCAGCCTTCATTGCCTCGATAGAGATTTCATGCGGCGTCTTGCCGGGTTCCATCGGCGCTAGACCGGCCTCGCCAGCCTTCGCCTTAACCTCGTCCACCTTCGCCTGCGCCATCATCATCTTAGACTTGGCGTCCTGCATCCTAGACTGCGAATCCTGCAGTTTGGCCTGCGCTTCGGACGTGGCCTTTTGCTGTTCCGGCGTCGGCTTGCCCATCGCAGACGGAGGCGCGAAATACTGCTGCGGGTTGGCTATCTTCAGCACGTCCGAAATAATGGCGGTGTCCAAGGCAAGAGGATTATACATCGTCGGACTTTGCGCCGACAAAGCCTTAAGACCAAGGTATTTAAAGATACGCTGTGTCTGAGATGCCGTATTCGGATCGGCCTGCGGCACTAAGTTGTAGTTCTTAAGCGCATCGAGAAAAGTCTTTTCGTCCCACTGTCGGGCTGGCTTCTTGTTTTGCTGCCAGAATGCATCTGGATGTTCTTTGAAGATCTCGACAATCAACTTTAGTTCTTCACATTGGGCGGCGTGCATTCGCTTATGAACAGAATCCTTGACAACTTGCTGCTGCTCAATGATGGCCAACACCGCGCCGGTCTGGGCGTCCTGCTTGCCCTCTCCCACCATTTGTTCGGCCGTCCCGCCGATGCGCATACCCGTAGTGGCCATTTCCTGCGCGAGAGCCATCAAGCCTTGGCTTGGCTCCTTGTATGGGAGCGGCATGACCACTTGATTGATTGGCTTGCCGCCGGTATCGATCTGCGACGTGCCGCCGGGGGGAATGCGAAGAATGTTGCTGTTTTGGCGGCTCGCTTGCTTGTCAATCAATGCGCCGGGGAAACAGGCATACATGCCCGCATCGAGTAACTCCCGCCACGCCGCCGTCAGAGCGTTAGTTGTATTTCCTAGAATATGCAGTAGGCCAATATCGTAGAAACCAAAGCCGGGGACATATGTGTATTTTACAAACACATCCTTTGCTTCCGGTAGTTCTTTCTCTTCATCCTCATCATAGTTACGAACGATAGACAATATCTGCTTGCTGGATTCGTCAATAGTTACGCGGTAAGGAAGTTCGAACCCGCTCTCTTTGCCCTTCCATTTGTGCTCATAGCCCTTGATATCGAGATAACAGTAGCATTCAAAGATATCCCGGCTGCGATCTTCCGGTCGTCCGAAGCCTCCCTGCTGGACGCCTTGCTGGCTATTCTTCTGCTGCTCTACGGCGTTGTTCTCAGGTGGCGGGGGAGCGGGAAGGTCAACATCTCGATAAACGCCAAGGATCTGTAGCCGCCTGACGGCATTCTTATTAAGCCGTGCTTTATGTGTAATGCGAATTGCGTTCTTAAGGTCGGTAGCGGCATTGTTGACGACCAAATGCTCCGCATCGACAGTCTCGGATACCGGACGATTGCGAACCGGGCAGAAATAGACTTTCTTAAAGGAAGTCCCGCCGAATCCCAGCATCAGGAGCATTCGGTCGGTATCGGGGTAATACTCGCTGGCGGTTACGGTCAGGTAGTGATTCATATCCTCTTCTAGGTCGTTCGCCAGCGCGTCCTCTTGAGAATCGGCGTTATTGTCGTCGTTGCGGATCTTGACCGGACCATCTGTTGGTAGCAGCTCAGATCGCGCATTGGCCTGAAAACGAAGGACTGCCTCTTGCATTAACGGATGGCGAACCTTGCTCATGCCTTCGACCGGAGCGCCGTCCGCTGCGCCCTGCTGACCAGGAACTTCCAGCTTTAGCCCTAGAAGAATTATACCTTTGGCGCGCTCGTCTAGCCATTCGCGGCGGGAGTCTTCGTCTTCCTTAATGCCGCGTAACAGATCATCACAAATACGACTGAGTTCAGATGCGTCAATATCCTCCGCCAGATTGTCGAACCAGCCGGTTGGTTTTCGTTGAGGATCGTCCAAAGGGCGACCATCAAGACTAACCGTAACGCTACCGTCTCCATGCGTGATCTTGACAATACGGCCACGGTCGTCGAACTCCGGCATGTCATCGCCGTCGCTGGATGTAATGATGATATCGACGGGGGAATGGTCTATCTCCGGCTGCGGCGGCGGCTGCAGTCGGATGTTTGATGGTGCTAGGCCGGCCATTGACTTATGGGTGCTTTCGTTCTATGTAACCACTTGACAGCTTTGCCCGATGGGCAAACGAGGCGAGCGTTTCGGTTGGGTGCGCCGAGGCCCAGCGGCTTTTAAACCTCATCTGAGGTGCCAACTGGGGTGACCGTAAAGGTCAGGCGGAGTTAATGGTTCCGCAAACCGATGACAGCCGGGAAAGACCGGCAACCCTTTGATTAGGTGGCGGATGAGCAAATTTGTTTCAGATGCGCTATATTTTGCCGCCGTGGAGGCGTGGTCTATTGAAAGGCTTGACGGATATCTCCGTGGATACGGAGAATTTTACGAACGCGACCATCTAATAGATATGCTTGATAAGCGTTCTTCCTGTTGGGATGTTCAGAAGTATATCACCCCGGATACAGCGGCGTCTGGGCTTTTCCCGTCCACCGCTTAGATTCCTCAATGTCGTAGAGGCGTTCTGGCGCGCGGCTTAACAAGCCATTCTCGCGCAAATACTTCATGCCGTGGCTCATGCAGTCCACAAGGTCGTCGTGCTTCCCCTTGGGGAACGACGAAACCTCGCGAATGACCATCTCGGCCCATTCTTTGTCTGGCGCCCAAACCATGCCTTCCGCCCACAAATGGGACACGGAATGCAGGCGCTGCCACTTGTCGCCCTTGGGCGTTACCGGGCTTATGCCGAATTCCTCAATGGAAACGATACGGTGTACTTCCTGAATAACGCTGATTCCTGATGCCTTGTCCTCGATGACTAGGCGGTCTACCTTCCATTTCTTAGCGGTCTCTATGACCTTCTTGACTAGCTCATGAAAAGATAATCTTGCTTTCCATGCATACATCAATACAACATTAGGAGCGCCCTCGGCGTAAACACGCTCTATTTGTTGTCTTGTGCCGTACCTGTTTAGGGTGTTGCTTATGGTTGCTTTGTTCTGTACGGTGAACACCCCAAGAACAACCATAGCCGAATAGTCGTTTTCTTGCTTTTCTCCGTAAGCCGTATCAACGGCAGCCAGAATGTAATCAAGCTCCGGGTATTGATCTTCTTTCCAGAGAGTCCACCAATCGTCCTTGATAATTCCGCCGCCCTTTGGAATAGGCGTCTGCTGCATCTGGCCGGCGATTTCATAGGGCGTTAGCGGCCTATACAATTTCTCCAGCGCAGTCGTAGAAAACCGCTCCGGGAATAAAAGCTCGTCCTCTCCAGTTCTGGGATCTTGGTATCCAAGCTTACTAGGCGGCCTGACAAATGAAGGATCGTACTTCATCGGCAGGCAAAGATGATCCCAGCCTAAACCGCTACCACCATACTCCAATATAATACCAGATATGTCCTCTTCATGTAATCTTTGTTCAATACAAACTATAGCAGACTTGCCCTGATGGTTCAATCTAGTAGGCAACGCACCTAAGAACCATTCAGTTGTAGCTGCGCGTACCTGTTCCGAGTTGGCGTCATCCCACGACATAAGGTCGTCTAGGATAACCCTGTCGCCACGCTGTCCGGTAATAGTGGACATCGAGACAGCGGCCCGAAAGCCGGTTGCGGTGTTGATATACCGCAGCTTGGCGTTCTGCTCGTTGGTTAGTTTTACGTGCGGCCACCGCTCGCGATACCATTCCGACTCGACCAAGAGCCGCATTTTAAGCGATGTCTGCGAGACATCGACTGTATGCGAAACGCACAAATATCTAAGATGAGGCTTGTTCTTCGGTCCCCACTCCCACGCTGGCCAGAAGACTCCGACCAGGAGCGACTTCATCATGCCTGGAGGAACGTTGACTAAAAGACGATTATAAAGCTCTCCGTCTACATATTCTTCGTTAGTGATCGCCTCCAAATGGGCGGCAATCATATCGATATGCCAATTTCCCACATAAGTATTGCCGGGTTCGACAATACTCCACGCGCGCTTTATGAAGTATGATAAAGATCTTTCACAACGATCGCGCTCTAGATGAAACAGAGTCGCCGCAACGTCGACCTGTCTCGGAAGCCTTACGAAACCCATTACTTAGTGTACAGCCTCGTCTGCATCCATTTCCAGCAGTTCTTCTTCTTGCTGGTCTTCCACGACCACCGCCTCGATAACCTTTTGGTTTTCAAGCATATAAGTCTTACGCAGCGCGCCCTCCAGCGCGTCTAGTTCGTCTTCTTGCAAGTTGGAAATATCCAAACGATGGACGTTAAGCTGCTTGACGTTAATGTTGTTGTCCATCTTACCGACGATCTCTTTCGGCATACATGCCCGTACCAAACTCACAAAGGCGGTTGAGTTTTCCTTCGCTATTTTCTTGAGATAGCCAATAGCCCCATCTGGGTCGGACTCATGCAAAGCCTGCAAAATCAACTTCTTGGTATCGGTATTCAGCTTATTGGGAACGCCCTTCTTTCGCCCCGCGCCCGGTGTTCTACCGCCGTCACCTTTTATAAAACGTCCGCTCTTCTTATCTGGCATTAAAGCGCCTTTTGCGCGCGGGCCAGCGCGTCCGTCACGGTATCGTCAGGCATATTGAGGATCGGCGCCGTTACCCTCTTCTCGGTCTTCTTGGCCTTCTCGGCCAGTTTCATAAGGCGCTGGACAAGGAATTCATGAGTGGGCTTCTTGACGGAGCCGCCTTTTGCGTAGGCGGGTTGTTGGTCGTCGTTCGTACCTGCTCCCA